ATCTTTGGAATCGTGCTTGGGGTATGGCTGTTACTTGGCTTAGTCCTGTTAGTGATATTGATGCAATTTCTAATGCTGCATTTTTGGCTGATGCTTCAGAGGCAGCAAGAAATAAATATATGGCTACTCTTGAGAGCAACGATGGTAGAGCGTTTGTCGCAATTAATAAAGCATACACTGATGCGTTAGCATCTCTTGGCTTTGATCCTATTGCGAGATCACGCTTAGGCGTTGCAGAGGTCAAGGCTGCAACCTCTATTGACAAACTTTTGGAAAGAAGGCATAACAGAGCCAAGTCTGATACAATTATTGTTGAGGCTGAATCTGAATTGATAGAAACAGGGGACCAAGTAATAAATGAAACAAATAGCAATTAACGATATAGGAACGGCAGAGGATTTTATGGCTGCCATAGATGCATCCATGAAGACCTTTAGGATCAAGGAGCCAGTATCTGGCACTGTGGTTCAAATTGGTCGTGATGGTGCACTTGTGGATATTGGCGATAAGACAGAAGCCTTTATTCCAAAGACTGAAATATCAAATCGTAAGGATGCCTATATCTATGATGTGCTTCAAATTGGGCAGGTAGTAGAAGCAATAGTCCTAAGTAAGAATGAAGAAGGACAATACATACTATCCCTAAAACAGAATGAAGTAGAATCCCTTTGGAATGACTTTCAAAATAGATTTGAACTATCTATACCTGTTATGGGCAAAGTAGTTAAAATGGTTAAAGGTGGCCTAATTGTTGATATTGGAATTAAGGCCTTTTTGCCTGGTTCTCTAATTGATGTAAGTAGAGTTACAGAGTTTGAATCATATATTGGCCATGAGGCTGAATTCCTAATTCACTCAATTGATAGAGCAAAAGGAAGTATCGTTCTTAATCGCCGCTCACTTATTGAGCAAATGCAAAAGGAAGATAAGCAAATTGAATTTGCCAAATTAGCCATAGGCCAAACACATAAGGCTAAAGTTTCAGGAATAACTGACTATGGTGTATTTGTTGAAATGGGAATGCTTGCAGGTCTTGTTCATAAGTCCAAGATGGGCGAATCATTACCTGAGTCCTATGCTATGGACCAGGAAGTAGAAGTTGAAATTATAGATATTGACTTTGAAAAGAACAGGCTTTCGTTAGTATTTAGAGGTTAAGATGACTTGGCCTCCAACATTTTTATCGCCTGTTTCAGAAACTGAGTTATCTAACTCTCGTGGTCATGAAGTCATAGATTTTATTGAGACTCTCTGTCATTTAACTGAAGACTCTATCGCTGGTAAGACTGGTGAGAAGTTTATTCTTAGGCCCTGGCAAAAAGACATGCTCGTTCATCTTTATGCTGAGAGAGAAGATGGGATGCTAAAGCATCGTCGTGCTTTGATTGGCGTTCCACGCAAGAACGGAAAGTCAGCACTGATTGCTTCTCTTGTTTTAGAGCAAATTGTTTTAGGTGTTAACGGAGGCCAGATCTATTCTGCAGCAGCAGATAAAGAACAGGCTCGTATCATTTTCAAAACGGTAAAGAAGATGATTGAACTTGAACCAGAGTTAAAAGACATGTTAGAAGTTTATCAGAATACTATCTATAACCCTATGACAGGTTCTGTTTATAGAGCATTATCATCTGAATCCTTTACAAAAGAAGGTTTAAACTCTACTTTTATTGTTATAGATGAGTTACATGCACAGCAAAATAGAGAACTTTACGATGTTTTATCACTATCTATGGGTGCAAGATTAGAGCCAATGTTGGTTGCAATCACCACAGCAGGTACTAAATATGACTCTGCAGGTAAGGATTCTATTTGTTTTCAGATGTATAACAGAGGAATTCAGATAGCAAAAGGAGAGATTGAAGACCCTTCTTTCTTCTTTGCCTGGTATCAGGGTGATGAAAAACTCAATTACAAGGATCCTGAGAACTGGTATTTAGCAAATCCTTCAATGGGCGATATCGTTTCTGAAGAGGATATGCTTTCAGCGTCATTGCTTACACCTGAATCAGAATTTAAAACTAAGAGATTAAATATCTGGACCTCTACAGGTCAATCTTGGATTCCGTCAGATGCTTGGGATGCACTGCTACTTAAGGATAGAGAAATCATTCCTGGAGAAGATGTTATCTTGGCCTTTGATGGTGCTTTTTCAAACGACTCTACTGCTATAATTGCCTGGTACTTAGGTGGAGAAAAGCCACACTTAAAGATAGTAGGCTTGTGGGAACTACCAGAAGTAGACCCAGATCCACTTTGGTCAGTGCCAATTGCAGAGGTTGAAAAGACTATTATTGATACTTATAGAGATCCAAATATAAGTGTCAGAGAAGTTACCTTTGATCCTGCTCGTTGGTCAAGAACATTTATGTTACTTGATGAGGAAGGTATGCCAGTAGTTTCTTATCCAAACTCAGCAGAGCGTATGGTTCCCGCAACACAGAAATTTTACGAGGCAATTATGAATCAATCATTTACTCATGATGGTGATGAAAGACTTGCCAGACATATATCAAACACAGTTACCAAGACTTCTTCAAGAGGTCTGATGGTAGCAAAGGCTACAAATAAGCGTAAGATTGACGCTGCTGTAGCAGCAATATTTGGCTATGATCGTGCAACAGCACCAAAGCCACCTAAACAACCTGTCGCAAGGTTTCATTCAATATAGGAGCATAATGAAAAAACTAAAAATAGACTGGTCAGTAATAACAGAGGTTACTGGCGTAGGTCTTGCAACATATGGACTTTTCCTAATCTTTCCACCAGTTAGTTTTATAGCATTAGGCTTATTTTTAGTTTATATTACGGAAAAGGAGTAATTGTGGCAATCGCAGGTATTTATAACTTTACTCTTGACCAAGGTTCTACATGGACTTTACAAATAGTCTATAAGGATTCAAACGGGAACCCAGTTAACTTGACTGGCTATACATCAGAGATGCAGATTCGTCGTAAGTTTGATTCTGATACTCCTGTACTTACTCTTTCTACTTCAAATGGTGGAATCACAATCGTTCCTCTTACAGGAACATTAAATTTAATAGCAACAGACGAGCAGGCAGCAATTGATCCAGGATTCTATGTCTATGATTTAGAACTAAGTATTGGTGGAGTCAGAACTCGTTTAATTCAAGGGCAAGTCACAGTTAGCGGAGAGGTTACAAGATAATGACTTCAATATCAAATCAAGTAGTAGTCAATGAAACAAACAATGTTGTAACCGTATCTGCACCAGGACCAGCAGGAGCACCTGGAATCACAGGAGCCACTGGCCCTACAGGAGCAACAGGAGTTACAGGAGCAACTGGTCCAACAGGAGCAGGAGTAACTGGTGCAACTGGTCCCACAGGAGCAACTGGAGTTCAAGGATTAACTGGACCATCAGGTTCTACTGGACCAGCAGGAGTTACGGGAGCAACAGGCGTTACAGGAGATGTTGGTCCTACAGGAGTTACAGGAAGTACAGGACCCGTTGGAGTAACTGGCGTAACTGGCCCTATTGGTGCGACAGGAGCATCTGGCTCAACAGGCTCACAAGGAGTTACTGGAGATGTAGGTCCTACTGGCGTAACAGGCCCAGTTGGAGCCACAGGTGCTACAGGTGCTCAAGGAGTTACAGGCGATGTTGGTCCTACAGGAGTTACAGGACCAGTTGGAAGCACTGGAGCAACAGGTAGCACTGGTGCGACTGGAGCGACGGGACCTACAGGAGCCACAGGAGCAGACGGTGGATCATCTAACTTTTATGACTATAAAGCAAATACAAATTCTACATCAGGTGATCCTGGTAATACATATCTTCTTTGGAACAATGCAACACAAACATCTGCAACACAATTAAATGTGAGCCACATTGACAAAGATGGTTTTGATATTGATATCTTCTTGGCTTTGATCAAAGACAACGATACTTTAATTATTCAAGACTCTTCATTATCTAACAACTTTCAAAAGTGGGAAGTAAATGGAACGCCAACATTGCAAACAGGTTATGTTGAGATTCCAGTAACACTTGTAACATCAGGTGGAACAGGAACAACTAACTTTGGTAATAACTTAAATATTTTATTCGTAGTATTTAGTGCAGGTATCGTTGGGCCAACTGGTCCTTCAGGTGCAACTGGCGCAACTGGTCCACAAGGAGTTACTGGCGATACTGGACCTACAGGAGCCACAGGCTCTACTGGTCCAATTGGCGCAACAGGTGCTACAGGGCCTCAAGGAGTAACAGGAGACATTGGTGTCACTGGTGCTACTGGTCCCGTTGGTGCTACAGGTGCTACTGGTCCGCAAGGCGTGACTGGTGACACTGGGCCTACAGGTCCAACAGGTGTTACTGGTGATGCAGGTGTTACAGGTGCAACTGGGGCCACAGGCCCTCAAGGAGTAACTGGTGATACAGGATCTACAGGCCCTTCAGGTGCGACAGGCCCTACAGGAGTTACTGGAGTTACTGGTGCTACAGGTGCAACGGGAGTGGGAGTTGCTGATTTAACTGCGGGACCAATTCGTTCAACAGGAAACACATCATCTATATTCTCACAAACAGGTACAGGTGATACATTTGTAATGAGTGCTGGAACTCCAGCAATTTCAAGTGGTATGACTGTTCAAGGAATTAGTATTAACACTGGAACAGGTAGTGGTTTTGGTAATTTACGATTTGGTCCAAACTCTGGACTTCAAGCATTAACTACAGGTGATCAGAACCTTTCTTTTGGATCTCGTGCATTAGAAAATGCAACAACTGGAAGAAACAACCTTGCCATTGGTGCAGACACCATGAGATTTACCACTGTTGGCTCTGATAATCTTGCCATTGGTAACTTTGCTTTGATGGATAATGAAGGAAATGCAAATCTTGCCATAGGTACTTCTGCTTTAGAGAATAATACTACAGGTGGTTCAAATCTTGCAATTGGAACTTCTGCTCTTGGTGCTAATACTACAGTAGGTAGTCAAACAGCAGTTGGAATACAAGCACTATCAGAAAATACAACTGGATCAGGAAATCTAGCAGTTGGATTTCAAGCATTGCAAAGAAATACAACAGGTAGTTCAAATCTTGCTATTGGTGATGGTGCACTTGCAAATTCTACTACTGTTACTGGTCAGTTAGCAATTGGATATAGAGCACTTACTGTAAGTACAACAGGTACTCAAAATCTTGCAATTGGTCCTAGTGCCTTAACAGCAAATACAACAGGCAGTCGCAATACAGCAGTTGGTTCTAATACACTTCTTGTAAATACAATAGGAAATAGCAATACAGCAATTGGAGCAAGTGCTTTATCAGCCAATACTGGAAGCGACAATATAGCAATTGGTCAGGCCGCTATGTTTGCTAATACAAGTGGAAGCAACAATATTTCTATTGGTTCTGGTTCACTTGATGCAAATACAACAGCAAGCAATCTAATTGCAATTGGAGCAGCAGCATTACAAGACAATACTTCTGGAACACGCAATGTGGCTATTGGTAACTTTGCTGCTAGAGATATTACTAGTGGAACTGATATCACAGCAATTGGACATAATGCACTTCTTGCTGCTACTACTGGTCTTAACAATGTTGCTATTGGATCAGGATCAGCACAGACTTTAACTACTGGTTCTGCCATTACTGCTATAGGTGCTTTTGCTGCTCAATATGCAACCACAGCAGGTGGAGTTTGGGTTGGAGCAATTGCTGGTCAAGGTCTCTCTACTGGAATTTCAAATGTTGGTATTGGTACTGGAGCATTTCAGTCTGCTGGATCATCACAAGACAATGTTGCTATAGGTCAAGGAACTGCACAGTTTACTGGTACTGGAGTTGCAACACTTGGTGCAATTACAGGTGGTTCAGGATATACTAATGGAACATACACAGATGTTCCTTTAGTTCCTTTAAGATCATATGTTGGTCAGTCTGCTCGTGCTACCGTAGTAGTATCTGGTGGAGCCGTTACAAGTGTAACAATAACAACTTCTGGTTCAGGATTAGTCGTTACAGATACTTTACAATTTAATACTGCATTATCTGGATTTCCTGCTGGACTTTTGACGGGAACAGGCTTTACCGTTGCAGTTGCAACAGTTGTAAATGCCAGCAGAAACACTTTAGTTGGTAGAGGAGCATATCAGATAAGTATCAATGGTGAAGACAACACCATGGTTGGCTATCAGGCAGGAAGATCTCCTACTGGTGCTATCCTTAATCGCAGTGTGTTTCTTGGATATCAAGCAGGACTCAATGAGACAAACTCTGACAGATTGTATATTTCTAATACAAGCACTACAACTCCTCTGATCTTTGGTGCATTTGATAACACTGGTGGTCTTGGTGGAAGAGTTAAGATTAATGGAAATCTTGAGATTAAAACCAAGACTCCAGCCTCAGCATCTGCTACAGGAACAGTTGGAGAAATTGCCTGGGATGCAGACTATATCTACATATGCACAGCAACAGACACTTGGAAGCGAGTAGCAATAAGCACATGGTAAAATTAACTAAGGGAAAAGGGTAATCAAATGAGTCTATCTAAAAGACTAAAGGCATCTGGCGAAACCAG